GTTCAGTGTATCCAGCGCTGTGGGATAGGCGGTAGGCATCCGTCTCTCCTAAATCCAAGTGTCCCGGTGTTGGATGACCATAAGCGAGTCTCCGGTCGTCCCCGTCCTGTTGTACTTGATGATGTTGGTGCCTGGCAGGATCCGCCACCACTGACTGTCGTTGCGCACCACGTCGTACCTGTCTACACCATCAACAGTCACCGTCTTGCGCTGGAGGTCGATCACCATCTCCTCTGTCGTGAGAGTGATGTTTAGCTTGATCTCCTTGCTGCCGTCGGCGGTGTTCTGGATCCTAGGGTCGACGGTGGGTCCGATGATCGTGATAGTGCCAAAAGTATCAAAGTCGCCGTCGTTCTCTACTAGCAGGTCGCCCGCCGCCGAAGCCCCGGAGGCAAGCGTCACCTGAGTCGACTTCAGCGAGAGGCTGTAGATGCGGGGATCAGAAGCTTGAAGCTCGACAAAGCCTCGCCCAGCACCACGAGAGTAGTGCCAGTCGATCTCCGCATCGAAGTTCTTGCGCTTCGTCTTCGCCTTCACGAAACGCTTCCCGCCCTGGGCAGGGCGCTGGAACACGAACAGCTCCTCGACGGTGCCAGGACGGAAGGCTCGACCAGCGTTAGCCAGGAGCGACTCCAGCGAGGGAGCGTCTGGCTCGGCGAGGGCGAGGCGGATCACGATACGCCGCCCGGAGAGGAGGTCTACGCCGCTGTAGAGGCCGTGCTCGTCCTGCCGCTCCGAGTCCCTGCTCCGAATGTCCGGAAGGCTGTAGAGGCCGTCTACCCTCTCCACAATGTACGAGGTCCCAGCGCCCATGAGGAGCCCACTGTACTCGTACTGGTAGTCGGCCGTTATAAGGTCTCCGGCGGCCACGCTATCTCCTCGTCCTCACGAGCTTCCGCCAGGCAATCTCATTGGCGATCTCCTGCGCATCCTGCACAACAGTGCTGATGTTGATGGTGTCGCCTCCTTCACCGTTGGCGGCGGCAGAGGCTCCAGAAGGCGTTACAGGCGGCAGCATCCGAGTGTCAACTACAGCGGAGACATCGGGCACGAACTGCTGACCAAGCATGCGAGGATCGAACTCATCGAAGGTTGAAAAGAGTCCGTCGAGGCTATCGACTATAGCGTTCTTGTTGTCCTCCATACCCTTGACGAGCCCAAGCGCTACTGCCTCACCAAGCTTCGTAGTGACCTTGGAGGGTGAACCGGGAATGATGGCATCGGCGATGCCACCCAGGAGCCCACCGCCGCCCTTGATGGCCTTGCCAATGAGAGTGCCAGGGATCTTCAGGAGAGCTGGCCCCATCTCGAGCATACCGTTTATCAAACCCTGGATGATGTCCCGCCCAGTGTTCTTCAGCCAGTTCAGGCCGCTACCTACGTGATCTGTAATCCACTTGCCGAGGTTGAACATGTGGCCAAAGACACCGTGCCAGAAATCGAGGATGCCGTTGTAGAGTCCCCGCAGTATGTCCTTGCCCTTTTCGAACAGCCAGCCGATGGTATCGCCAACACGTTCCTTAATCCATCGGCCTACGTCGAGAGCTCCATTAAAGACTCCCACCCAGAAGTCCCAAATGCCGTTCCACAGCCCCCGGAGGATGTCACGGCCCTTCTCGAAGAGCCAGCCCAGTGCCCCAACGAACTTGCTAAGGATCATCCCTGGCAGTCGACCAAACCACTCGACAATGTCGGTGATCATGTCGGGGATGATCGAGCCGCCTACCAGCTCCCACCACAGGTCGTAGAAGAAGCCAGTGATGCCATCCCAAATGGCGTCAAGAGCACCCTTGATACCACCGGGGATCCCAGTGAACCAACTAACTACTGCATTGATAAAACCGGGACCCTTCTCTATCACCCAGTTGATAAGCTTGCCAAGTAGCTGACCAGCCAGCAAGCCGATGATGGCACCAACTACGCCGCCGATCACCGTGCCGACTCCTGGGGCAATGCCGGTGCCAATGGAGGCACCGATAGAACCGCCAACCTTAGCTCCCGCCCATCCACCGACGGCGGTGCCGATGCCACCAAGGATGGTGGAGAGCTTCTCCTTCAGGGTTTGCCAAATGCCAGGCCGCTTTTCGGCATCCTCGTCCATCCCCTTGAGCAAGGCGTCGAGCTCTTGCACCTTTGAGATGTCCGGCATGACAGGCGGCGGGATAGTGATGGGCTTCGGACCTGCAGCCTCATCTTCAGTAGGAGGAGCTCCTGGTCTCGCCCTGCGCAGGATCCCAATGAAGTCCAGGAGCCGCTGGCGGGCTTGGGCGTTGGGAGCGGAGTCGACCAGCTTCTGCAGTTCATCAGCGAGGATGTGAGCCTCACGACCGGCGTCGACGTACTCGCCCCGAGCCTTCATCTCTGCTACCCGGGCGTCGGCGTTCGCCCTGGCCACATTGTAGAGTGCCTGCTCGACGCCCAACTGAGCCTCAGCCAGCTCACTAGCGTTGTCGCCGCCAGTGCGTCGAACCTCTGCTAGATCAAGCTCAGCTTGCTTAGCCCGATCCACTGCATCAGCGTAGTCGTCCTGCGCCTGCGCTAGAGTGTCAACAGCGTCCTTATAGGCGGTGTCGTTAGCAACTTCATCCCGCAGGATCTGGACAGCCTCTTCCCGTTCAGCGATCTCCCGAAGCGAGTCCCGCACTTCACGCTGAGCGTCCCGCAGATCACGTTCGGCTGCCGCAAGCTCTCGAGGGTCAGCCCCATCACGCAGGTCATTGAGCTCCTCCTGCGCATCCGAAACATCAGCCGTCGAGTCAGCCACCTCTTGGTTGGCATCGTCGACCATGTTCTGCGCTTCGAGGAGGTCTCGGTCGGAGGCACCCTCTTCACGGAGATAGTTCAGGTACCACTGGGAGTCGGCGACGCCCTGCTGCGCATCCCGAAGCCTCAGTTGAGCGTTCCTCAGCTTGTTGGTAGCGTCCGTGATCTCTTTGAGGGTCGGCCCCTGCCGAAGTTTCTCCAGCTTCTCCTCAGCATCCGCTACCCGATCAAGTGCATCGTAGTAGTTGTCGTGTGCCTCGGCAGCGTCATCCTCAGCCTCAGCCAAATCATCAAGAGCATCAGCCCGAGCAGTGTCAACCGCTTTTTGTGCCTTTGCTACATCACGAGCCGACTTCGCTACAGCACGGTTGGCATCATTGACATCTCGCTCTGCTGCAGCAAGAGCTCGGGCTGGATCAACGGCATTGGCCTGAGCCTCGGCCAAGCGATCCGTTGCCTCGATGAGCTGCAGGCCAGCCTGCCGCTGGCTGAAGTAGGCGTCGGTGAGGTCGAGGATCGCCTGGTTCTGCTTGTCAAGCTCCTCCGCCGCCTTCCGGGCCTGCTTGGCTAGCTCCTCTTGGTCCAGAGCTAGCTCTTCAGTTTCGACGCCGAGAGCAGACTGAGCCGAAGTGAGCTGCCGAGCGACCTCGTTGGCATTCTTGAAGTCAGTGAAGAAAGCCTGGATGGCGTCACCAAGTCGAGCGGCTCCCTCAACGCCCCGCTTCTCAGCTTGAACAATAGCTTCAACGAACTGTTGAACGAGCTGAGCTGAAGCCAATCCACGGATGATATCCGTAAGCTGCTGGATAGTGAACCCAAGGGACTGCGCAACCGGGATAACCTGCGCCATCGCCAGCTGGTTAGCAATCCAGCTCCGAACGGCTGCATCGTTGCCAGCAGCAGAGGCCTTGATTGCCTCCACCAACTCCATGTTGACGTCGGCAAGCTCCTTGGCAGGGTCGACAGCCTTCTTCTGGGTCGAGCCGAAGATGGTCGTTGCAACGCCAGCTACGGTTAGCGCTATTCCAAGCCAACCCAGCACCCTCGTGAACTTGCTGGCAAAACCAGCAAGGCGAGCAACCATGCCGCCCGTCGCAGCAGAGGTGGCTCCAAGTTCAGCTGTGGCCGTGGCTGCAGCCGCAGTGGCACCGGTGACGTTGGCTGCAGCACTGCGGGAGTTCGCCAGCGCTATGTTGTAGCGCTGCCTCGCCAGGGTCGCCTGCGTGTCGGCGATCGCTGCTGCCTCTGAAGCGGCGGCGACCTTCGCCCCAGCGGCGGCGGCAGCCTCTCTAGCGACGCTAGCACGCCCTTCGGCGGCTGCTAGGCGGTCTGCTGCGATCGCCTGGGCTGCTTCCGCTCTAGAGGCTGCTAGGGTCGCTGCAGCAGCCGCTGCACGAGCCGCCGCCTGAGTCTCTGCTGAAGCAGCGGCAACCAAGGCAGTTTTAGCTTCTGCTGCCTGGCGAGCCGCCGCAGCCTTCACTGTAGCAGCTTCAAGAGCGAGCGTGGCAGCTATAACTTGGTTGTCAGCAGCTTGAATCTGCTGAGCTGAACGCTGGGTCGCAGTGGCCGCCAGCTGGTCCGCCTGCGCCCGCTTGGCAGCTGCGGCTGAACGAGCCTTCTCAGAGGCAATGGCCGCTGTGACAGAGCGCTGCTTCGCCGTCTGAGCAGCAAGCTCGGCCTTCTGGAGATTAGCTAGCGCCTTCTGCTCAGCAGCAGTGGCTGCGGCGACCGCCGTGGCGGAGCCAGCGGCACCTTCAGCCAGCTGAGCTAGCGCTTGCCGCACGAGGATAACTCGTGGGCCAATCAGGAGAAGAGCAGCAGCGAGTCCACCGATGCCCGCTACCAGTGCGAAGATCGTAGCAATAGCCACCCGCAGCGGACCAGGCATAGCCTGCATGCCTTGAACGAAGCTCGTCAGCAGGGTGACGGCCAGCTTGATGTAGGGCAGAAATGCTACACCAAATGCTCGGGCGGCTTCATTTGCCTGATTGCGCAAGATCTGCAGCTGAGCAGAGACCGTCTGGTACCTTCTAGCAGCAATCTCTGCCAACGCTGTGTTCTCAGCAAAAGCCTTCGAAGAAATTCCCAGGATAGTGCTGAGTCGCAGGTTGCTGTTGACCGTCTGTCCTTCAGCTGCCGCAAGCGAAAGCAGAGTACGAAGTTGACGCTGCTCTACAATGTCCAGATTAGCCAGAACGCCAACTGTGTTGACGCCCTGCTTCTCCATCTGAGACAAGCCCTGCACAAACCGGGTGAGAGCCTGGGCTGCATCCTGCTGGAACAGCGTAGCGAACTCAGCTGCCGTCATACCCGCAACTCGGGCAAAGATATCCAGCTTATCGCCACCCTGAGCGATAGCCTTCTGCATGTCAATGAAGGTCCGCTGGATAGCAGTACCGCCGGACTCCACCTGGATACCGGCGGAGCGAACTGCCGCTGCAAGAGCTACAACCTGATCGGCAGAGAGGCCAACCTGTGCACCAATACCAGCCAGCCGGTTGGACAGGTTGACGATGTCTGTCTCAGTGGCGGCGGTCGACCGGCCTGTCTCAAGGATAGCCGAACCGAGATTCTGGAACTGCTGAGCCGGGACGCCAAGCAGGCCAGCAATCCGGGCGAGGTTGGTGGTCGCCGTCTCTTCGGTGAGGTCAGTCGTGGCCGCCAGGTCTGCCACCACTGAAGTGAAGGCGGCGATGTCCTCTCGGCGAAGACCAAGGGCACCAGCCTCTTCTGCGATCGCCGCTAAGTTCTCAGCAGCAATCGGCTTAATGGTCGACATGTCCCGCAGGGCTTCACCAAGCTGTTCAATCTCAGCTCGGTTCTGAGCCGCCGACTGAGCGGCATCCCAAGTGGTTCGCTCGACGCCAGCCATGGCGTCTTCCCACCGCACGGCAGCAACAGCGGCAGTCGTGAAGGCACCTACAACAGCAGTAGAGAAGCCGGCAAAGGCGAGGCCCAGGTTCCTAAGACCCCACCAGTTATTGCGGACGACATCGTCAAGAGAGGAGAGAGCCTTGGTTGCCTGACCCGCCCCGGATGCTGCTCCCGAGGCGTCAATCTCGATCCTACCTACTGCGGTACCGAGATCAATATTCTCCGGCACTAGCTGCCCTTTCTACTTCCGCTTGCTGGAGAACATCGTAGCCGGATCCCGGTACCGCCCGGGTCGAGTCTTCTCCGGCTGCGACTCCGCCTCTTCATTCATCAGCTTTTCAAAGGTGCGAGTGCGACGGCTGGTGGCGTTCCTGTACTCTTTCCGATTCAGGTCCTTGGGATCACGAGCCGCCAAATCCAGCTCATGTTCGACATGCCTACCCCAAAGGAAGCAGGCTTCATCGAGGCAAAAGGCGACATAGGGGTCATCCAGCTGTAGCAGCTTGCTCGGTGGCTGCTTGAACGTCTGGGACATCCTGTAGAGCTGCCAGAGCTGCCTTCTGTTCGAGACGAAACTGCTCTACATCAGCGACGCCTCCCTGAGCAATATGGAAGAGGTACATCTTGTCCTCTTCCGTCAGGTCGTAGATAGAGATGGCTCCTTCAGGCGGATCCCAAGTCTCCGGGTACTCGGTGCCGGGAGGCGGCACTGCACACCTCGGCTCAACCATAACCTTCGTGGCTACGGTGTCAATGAACTGGGTCATCTGCTGCAGGGTCTCTACGTCGAGGTTCTCTGGCGAGAGCTCGGCAGCGTCGAACTTACCCTTGCCCATCATCTTCTGCACTACGCTGATGAGCTTGTTAGGGACTTTGCCGCTACGCACCAGATCGTAAAGGTCTAGCGTGCGGCGCACCCGAGCTTTGTTGCCTGAGGGGAGCTCAACAACAAAACCCTCCTTCCTCGGTGAGCGCCAACCGCTTGCCGAGGTAGGAGGGAGTTGCTGCTGGGCGGAGAGCCGGTCCTGTACAGTCGACTCTTGCTCGATGAGTTCTTCCGGCATGTCGGCCTCCTTCGGGCTCGTCCGGTTGACGCTTACGGTCCAGCGTCGATAGCGGTCTCCGTCTCATTCTGGACGAAGTCGTAGATGAGCTTGTCGGAAGTACGGCCGATGGCACGACCGGAAGCTCCGGTGAGCCAGAACGAGCCGTCGGCGAGCTCTCCAGACAGCTCACCAGTGCAGCGGCACCGGTAGAGCACGACGTGGAAGTCGCCGCCCGAGTCGCTGATAGCTTGGCCCTCCACCTTGAAGTAAGGGCGCTGGTCAGTGACCTTCTTGGAGTAGGTCTTAACCTGGGCAGGTGCGACGCCCGACTCAGCGATCTCCCCGCCGTACATAGCCTTGACAGCTTCCAGCGAGATACCACCGCCTTCGAGCTCCCAGTCAACGGCAGCACCGAGACCGTGGACAGCTGCCACGCCATCATCGCCACGAAGCTCCTCGAAGTCTTCAGCCTCAGAGAAGCTAAAGGTTCGAGCATTCGGCAGGTCGATGCCGGTGCCGGGAGTTTCGCCGGTCAGCGGGATGATCTTGACGTCCCGGAGCCCAAAGGGCAGGGGAATTGTCGTCAGGGGCATTGAACACTAACCTCCTCTCGTTGGAACAGTGCCTTAGGCTCCTTGAAACGCTTGGTCTCTAGAAGTTCGCCTGTCAGCAGGTCGAAGTAGTGAAGGACGGTTACACCGGTGCCTGCGCCGCATCGCTTGCTGTGGCACTTCACTTCGAAGCGGCCTTCAGCAAGAACACCATGGATGCGAGACGGGCAGCGGATCTGCATGTCAGGTTGAGCCTCCTGCGGTGGTTCCGCCACCAGCGCCACCTCCGGTAGAGCCGCCCGCTCTCGTCCGGCGACTTCCACCGCCCCCGCCAGTCTCGGCGGCAGAAGAGCCCTGAGGACCAGCTTCGCCAGCAACCCCCTCAGGGGCAACAGTAGCCTGACCGACGCCCTTCCACATAGCCTCAGCAGCACCCACCGGGATGCGCTTCATGTCGGTCACGTCTTTCATGTTGGGGTCCTCAAGGATGAGTTCGACTGCCTCATCTGAGAGATCGAGCTCATCCGTGTCGATGGTGTGGTTGTTTTCCCAATTCCACACAATCTCACTGGTGAGCTTGTCGGCCAGGCGTCCGCCCCAGTCTTCGCCCTTCGAGATCCGGCGAACGTCAGCGGTGCCCATGTACTTAATCTTCATCTACCCTCCTATTGACTTGCTACAAAGCGAACATTGCCGAACTTGGAGTTGGCGTCAAGCTCCTCGTCCGTAACATCGCTCGACTCTCCTTGCCACTGTACATCCGTGCACCGCACTCCTGAGGGACTAACAGCCCCCGTTAGGCTGACTAGAGTCTCTCTGATGAGCGCCAGGATGCGCTCAATTCGCAGGAAGGAACCCCGATTGTCATAAACGTAAACCTGGAAGAACCTTGCCTTCGCTCGAGAGGTCTCTTGTACTGCTCTATAGGGATCTGAAGGCAGTTCGGTATAGAGCACGTAGGGCTTTGCTGGCTCTGGAGGAACATCTCCGACGCCAAGAGAAGAGGATTGGTAAATGCGCTCGCCTACAAGCTCAGCCAAATCGGAATTGGCCAAGAGGCTAGTGTGAAGTAGCTGTCTCACTGCTGCAGCCCCCGCCGGAGAGGATCTCGCTCGGAGATGCGTCGCTGAAGCGTGGGCCCAATAGTGCGAAGCGTCGGGATGATAATCTGAAGGCGTCCACCCCAACGAGTTTCAAGGAACACGCCGTATTGGACGGTGTGCCCCAAATAGAGGGTGGAGACCCGATCCCGATCGTTGTGGACGACCACACCCTTCAGCCCTCGGCGAGCATCGCCAGTCCGATCCTGCCAAGGTGCCTTCTCCCGAGCGTACTCGACAGCGGTGTTCTTCGCCCGCTCCATCGCCTCCTTCTGCTCTTCGTAGACAGCGTCACCTCGGCTGCTAGTGTTCGCCATCAAGATCTCTAACCCGCTCCAAGCGACCCCGACGCCACCCTTCACGAACTGGCCCCTAATGTTGCGAGGAACAGCCCCAGGGATGGTTTTAGGCTGCCCCGGGATCTGGCGTGGGGCAGACCCCGGGATAGCCTTACCCCGAGTTCCGGGGATAGCGCCGTTAAGTGCCAACTGCTACAACCTCCGCCCTAAGCTCGTACTTTGGGTGGTCATGCACGTAGTCAACTCGGTAGGTTGTAGTGCCGTCTACCCAATAGTCACCCTGCTGGATGTCGTCACCGGGCAGACCAATCAGCACAAAGCGGCCCACTTGCCGCTCGCCCTCGGCTCGGATTCTGAAGTCATTGTTGGGGACGGTTCCTGAGAAGAACCGACGGACAGGGGGTAAGGGCGTCTCCGTCCCCGATCTCGCCCTACCCCCTGCACCGTCGGGAACCCAACCAGCGGGGCGCACCAGAGCGATATCCCTCCCATATCGCCTGATCAGCTGCTGGGTGACTCGCAGCTGCGCCGCCTCCTCCGTGATCTTCATTGGAGCGGGGCGTTCATCCGCTTGGTTGGATAGGGTCGAACGCTGCTGACCGTCTGCGTGCCAATGTACTCGTTGACGAGCACAGTTGGCTCCCCGCCACCCAGGATCTGGGCAACACGGCCTGCAACACGAGGAGCTCCAACGGCTGCATTAGCGGCATCAGCCTTCTGGGCATAGTACTGCGCCATCTGATAGGCCTGCCGGTACAGCTGGGACATGCGGCGAATTGAGCCGCTCTCCTCCACGTCGACAAACTGAACATACTCAGCTGCCTTCATGGCCCAGCCTTCGGCGGCTGCCGCTTGCACAACGGAGCTGTTCCGCTCCAGCAGATCAGTGATCTCTTCTTCTGTGAAGAACGTATCCTCCGCAGCGCCCCCGGGAGGGATAGATTCACCAATCAGTTGGCGCAGATACAACTCCGGTACTGTAGCCATCTAGCGCCTCCGACCCCGCTTCTTGCTACTGCTCTTAGTCTTGCGCTTCTTCCTCGACGTTTCGGGCAGGTTCTTATAGCCGCCGTACTTCTTGGCCCATCGCTTCGCAATCCGAGGATGGCGGGCGAACATGAACCGGGCCTGTCGCTTGCTCTTGAACGGCACCTAGCTCACCTCCTCTCGGCCTAGTAGCGGAAGCGGGGCAACCCCTGAGGGAAGCCCCGCCAAAGCCGCTACGGGCCTTCTAGGAGCCTCCCTAGGATGAACCCTCGCTTCCCTCCTGCTTCTTTGCCCGAGAACGGTTGGGCTTAGACTCCTCACGAGCCGAACGGCGAGCTGCTCGCCTCTCAGCTTCGGTGAGCGGAGTCACGCCAGGAACCGGCTGAGCGTCGTCCTCGGCCCCATCGTCAACCTCGTCGTAGAACGAGGACGACATGACCTTCTCCGACTGCTTAGCACGAGCAGCCCGCATCCGCTGACGGCCCTGCTGGACCTCACGGTGCAGACGCCCTTCCTGGTGGGGGATCTCGACGACCATCTTGCGCTCGACTTCGACGGGCTCCTCTTCAGGATGGCACTCGTCAAACTCAGCACGGCTTGCGGGTTCGAGCACGCCAGCACGAAGCTTGCCACGCACGAAAGAAGCCGCAACGTCGTCGTCTTCAGGGAACTCCTGAACGTCCATACCCCCGATCGACCAGCCGGACCCGGTCACATCTGCCAGTGAGCCGTGGTCCGCAAGGCTGTCGTTCAGGCGGACGTACTGCGGGTCGTTTGCCACTTTAACCTCCTCTCAGCTGGCCGATCAGTAGGTGGCGTTGGGGCCGGGGTTGGTGGCCAGGTTGGTCGTGTAGTCGAGGATCATCCGGCCATCCTTGAAGATGTTGGCAAAGCCCGTGATGATCGAGACGTACTCGCCCTGGATCTGGCGGCTGACCAGCTTCTCCGACTCGATGAGGAGCGGCATCGCTGTCAGCTTGGTCACCGACCGAGCGTTGTCGACGAACAGGATCTTGCCCACAGGCATGGCGTCGTGGACGTAGATGTCCTGGCTCGTCGGCAGCGGCGTGTTGGCGTTGAGCGTGACACCGGAGGGAGTCACGTTGCCAGCAGGCTGCGTAGCCTGGAATTGCGGGAGGTTCAGGATCGTGGTGGCGTCAGCCTCAGAGGCGATCATCGCCACCGAGTTACGCCCGATCCGCCGGAAGCGAATCCACGCCCGAGCGATGTCCTGGTAGACCAGAACGCCCGCCGTCGTAGCACCGATGACAGGAGCCGACTCAGAGTTGTCAGCCTGGTCACCGTTGATCAGAATGTTGATGAAGTCACGGTCAAGGTCAGACCCGAGCCGAGTGCCGAGCTCCTCGAAGTAGACGGCAGCCAGGTTGATCGGGGTGAACATGATGGACTCGTAGGTCTGCTTGAGGCCACGAGCCTTCTTCTTGATCGTAACCTGCTTCTCCGCCCAGGTGATGATCTCACCCTCGGTGATCGTCGCACCTTCGTTCGTGTCCCGCAGGCGCACGTCGTCGGCGTTGACGTTCGACCAGTCCATCATCGGCATGGTCAAGCCGGTCGATTGGATCGGCTCGTCCCCAGTGATGAGGTTGGGGTAGATGGGGGTGTACTCCATGCCCCGGCGGATGGCGTCACGGAAAACCTCGGGGAACAGCCACCGAGTGAGTTCCGAGGTGTTCAGCATCTTCTCGACCGTCATGGACTTCAAGTCGATGCCGAGCTCACCGTAGAACTTCTCAGGGGTGTATTCCCCACCGTAGGTTTCCTGCAGATAACCCTTCAGGGTGATATCTTCACCACCCTGTCGGCGCTTCTGCATGTCGAGGTGGAAGTCCTTCATCTCGAAGGTGCGTCCCACCTTCACAGTAGAGAACCGAGTGGTCACAGCACCTCCTTTATCGGACGAGGACGTCGATGTCGACATCAGCGGCACCAGCCCCCATGAGGGCGATGCCAACGACGTTGACGGCGTCCGGAAGGACATCAACGGCACGCTGAGTGGCGTCGATGCCTACGAACCCACCAACCGTTACGGCGGCACCTGATGTCATCCGCCGCACAGAGAAGCCCCTGGCTTCGACAGTCACGTCACCCGGAACATTGCTGACCGGGTAACGACCGGAGTTGGCCTCTCGCTTGACGTTTGCTACCGAGACGTTACCGAGAATCGGCTTGGTCCCGTCCGCCTTAGCCACAGAGTAGTCGTCGTCAACGTGGACGGGGTCGCCCACGACAAGAGCCTCTGACGCTTCCATGGTAAGAGCGAGGATCCCAGTGATCTTCCCGCCCGCCAGCTTAGTGGTCACTTACTAACCTCCCTTCAATCTCAGCCGTGGAGCTTACGAACAGACTTGGTGTCGACCTTCGACTTCTCCGGGTCAGCAAACTCGGAGCGTTCGTTGGGGTCGATCTCGCTTGTTGAGCGCCGCACGGCTGCTGGGAACCGAGAGCGGGCCGTCTTCTCGTACTGCGCCTGAAGCTCCTTGATGAGCTCGATGTTGTCACCGCAAGCGTCGATCAGCTTTTCGACGATCTTGGTGTCAACGCCCTTGCCGTCCTCCTGATTCGCCTTCACGTACCAGTTGAGAACGTTAGAGCGGAGCTCCTTGATGTAGGCATCGCCAAGCGTCGCCTTGGGGCGGAGTTCCTCAAGTTCCTTGCTTTGGGCCTCCAACTGTTCGTTGGTGGCCTGGAGAACGAGGAGGAGTCCGTTGTCCTCAGCGGCTGCCAGCTGCTCGATAATGCTCGCAGGAAGCTTGGCTTGCTGGGCAGCCGCCAGCACAGCCTGCTTGTCCATCTCCTCCTCCTCGCTCTCGTCAGTTCCTACCTGCGACCCCTCCGAGCCGCTCCCGCCGAGTTCTTGCCCGCCGTCTTCCGGGCTCCCCCCGGCACCGACTTCCGTCCCCCCTGCCGCACTGCCGGGGTCAGAGCCAGGCTCGGCTTGTCCGTCTTCCTCGCCGGTCCGTTCACCGACGGAACCGGAGCTGAGTTCGGCATCGTCTTCCTCCTCTGTTTGCTTGCCATGGCAGACGGTCTCACCGTTCGGTCCGACGGACCAAGTGAGGCCGTGGATATCTGTCCAGCTTTTAGTATTCCCGCCAGACCAGGACATGGTAGCGATTCCGCCCTGCCCCATGTTAATGCTGTGAGGCATGGGGAGGTGGAAGGCCTCCGATGCGCTGAGAGCGACGACGGGAGAACGACTGGCTGAAGCGGCCTTGATGATGCCCTCAAAATTCGGGTCCCGCTGCAGCGCAGCATAGTACTGCGCACCAAGGAAGACCTGCGAGAGCTCATAGAAATCCTTCGGAGACTTGAACATCCGCACACACTTCACAGCGTTCGGTGTCTTCGCAGGATCGCAGGCAATGGGCCAGCCGTAGTCGTCGGTCTCATCGGACTCGGGGTCGTAGTAGAGTCCCTTCTCATGGCCGTTCTTGCACCACCAGCCGAACCAGTGGAACGGACTCTTGCAAACCTTGCACTCATCTTCACCGAGCATCACGCCGACGGACACAGCCCAATAGATGCCGTAGTCGACGTTCTCGATAAAGCTCTTGTTGGCCTCCGTGTTCGGGAGGTAAACCTCGTTGGTGAGGAAAAGCGTCCCGTCGATGTTCTGCGTACCGACGTCGTAGATACGCCCGACTGGCAGCTTGTTGTAGTCGTGACCGACCATGTAGCTCTTGCCCACCGGCGAGTACGGCTCGGGGAGCTTCGAGAAGTCCCGAACGCAATCGGTGGTGAACTGGTCGTCGTCCCGGTCCTCGAGATCGTTGCAGGACAGCGTCTTGAAGCACACTACCTCATCGGCTGTCTTCGGCGTCTTAGTGAACCGATTGATCTTTTCCAGCTGAGACTCCGTGGGGCGCAAGACCTTGGATTCGTAGCCGCCACTAGCGGCTTCAGGCTCCTCCGTCTTGAGCAGCGTGAACTCCTTCTTGATGCCCGCCGCTCCCGGCTCGCCTCGGAAAGTCTCGGCAAGCGCAGTTTCGGGCGGACGCTTCGAGACCCTCACCAAACCTCCTTTTAGCCTCGCTTCTCAGCGCCACGGCGCTGGAATGTTCTCCCAGGTGCCATGGCTTGAGCAGGCTCCTCGTCAGACTGCTCTTCCTCGCCGTTCTCCGGCTGCGGCTCGCCAGTTGCCGGGTCGGGCTGACCAGGGTCTGGCTGGTCGGGGATGTCCTGCGGGTTCACGTCGGACATAGCAAATCCTCTCCTCGCTGGGACGGCGGTTGATCGCCCTCGGGCTCCTCACCGTTCCCCTGATCACGTTCATTTTCTGTCGGGGCTGGCTGGTTGGCTCTGGAACTGCCGACCAAACCCGGGGGCGGCTCGTCGTACTCGGTCTTGACATCGTCGTAGCCAAGTCGCTGCGCAAAGCCTAGTTGGTCAAGTACCCCTGCCAGCCACAAGGTCGCAGAGTTCCGAATCTCCATGGCTTCCGCCTGGGCGTTCTGGAGCCGCTGCAGAGTCTTGTTGCTCTTGAACTCGATGCGAATGCTCTTGGGTGCCTCGCCTCGCATGGAGGCCATCAGCCAGTAGCCCGCCTCGATCATCCGCTTACACGCCCGCTGGTACTTC